TTGCTCTGCCATCTGACTTCCTGCAACTCAGGGATATTCACTTTGATGGTAGTCCTACTTCGACGATTAACTATCAAAGCCCATCTGCTTTCTTTAGGAACGCACGCACATCAGAATCTGGCATTCCGGTGTTTTACACGATTCTTGCAAGTGAGTTTCAGTTTGCTCCTATTCCAGACACTGCTTATACGGCCAGGATGTTGTATTACGCTGCACCGACGTATTTGAGTGATAGCAATTCAAGTAATACGTTTCTTGCATACTGTGTAGATGCGCTGTTGTATGCGTCTCTAGCAGAGGCAGAACCGTATTTAATGAATGATGCTCGATTGCAAACTTGGGCATCTCTGTATGACCGCGCAATTAGCGCAATTTCAACTAGCGATGATGCGGGAGAATACTCTGCCTCGCCTATCGCAATAACTCTTGCTACGAGGTAATCATGGCTAATTTTTCGAACTATCTTGAGAATGCGTTGATTAACGCTAGTCTACGCAATACGTCATATACAAGTCCTACTACTTGCTATGTGGCTCTGTATACGACTGATCCTACTGATGCTGACAGTGGAACCGAAGTATCTGGTGGTTCCTATGCACGCACCTCAGTGACGTTTGGTGCGCCCAGTAATGGTGTAGCCACAAACAGCGCAGACGTAACCTTCCCGACCTGCACAAGCGCCTGGGGAACCGTTACGCACGTTGGTGTGCGCGATGCACTAACCAGTGGCAATCTGCTCTACCACGCGGCTCTGACGGTTTCCAAGACTGTTGGTAGCGGCGATATTTTCAAGATCTCTTCTGGCAACCTTTCTGTGACGCTTGCCTAATATGAAGATTGACTTTGAGTTTGAGACTTCATTTGGAAAGTTCGCGGATGCGCTATGGTTTCCTGACGGCGTTCTGCCTTCGGATCAAGAGATTGAAGCCATGAAACAAAATCGTCTTAACAACTGGCTTGCTCTTGTTAATCCTGTTGAGGAAGTCTAATGGCTAACCGCTATTGGGTTGGTGGTACTGGTACATGGAATGGTACTAACACAACCAATTGGTCAGCTACGTCTGGTGGTTCTAGTGGTGCGTCTGTACCAACTTCAATAGACGATGTTTTCTTTGATGCAAATTCAGATTCAGGCGCGCCATTTACGGTAACGCAAGCAACAGTAACAGGTGTATGCAGGGACTTTACAGTCTCCGGCCTTGACCAAGCGATGACTTTGGCTGGCGGGAATCAATTTGATGTTTATGGCAGTTTGGCATTTCCAGCCACAGGACTTACCATAACTTGGCAGGGTGGTGCTTCAGAACCTAATGGTTGGGATTTCAAAGCAACCACTACTGGAAAAACCATAAACTTTAATGGTTTAAATACAAGAGGTCGTGTATTTTTTGATGGTGTTGGTGGCGAGTGGACGCTTTTATCGGCATTAACAGTAGCCGGTGGAGGTTCATTCAATGACATTCAAATTCGTAATGGCACAATAATAACTAATGGATACAACGTAACTTGCCAAGCAATTATTGCTGATGATGGTGGTGTTAGTACATTTAATATAACTAATTCAACTATTAATTTGACTGGTTCAGCATTTGTTGGTGGATTTTCAGTAAATTTTACTAACGCAACTTATCCAATACTAACTGCTACTGGTTCTACATTAAATATTCCATACAACAGTACGTTTGCAACTTCACGAACTTGGAATAATGTATCTTTTACTAATACTTCTGGTAATAATTCAATTACTGGCGCAAATACATTTAATAATTTGACTATTGCTGCGCTTGCTGCGTCAGGTATTAGAAACACAACTTTTTCTGCAAACCAGACAGTTAATGGTACATTCACTGTTTCTGCCGGAACAAACGCAACCTATCGTAACTTTATTCAATCCAACACATTTGGAACAACCCGCACACTAACTTGTGCCGCAGTATCGTTAACTGATGTTGACTTCCAAGATATAACCATTGCTGGTGCTGCTGCGCCTGCTTCTGGAACACGTTTGGGTGATTGCAAGGGCAATAGCGGAATCACATTTGACGCAGCAAAAACGGTTTACTGGAATCTTGCTGGCAATCAAAACTGGAATGCGACTGGATGGGCTACATCTAGCGGTGGTTCGCCATCAGTAAACAATTTCCCGCTTGCCCAAGATACAGCTGTGTTTGATGCCAATGTGCCAGTTACAGGTTCAACAATAACACTGAATACAACTTATAACTTTGGGGCCATTAACGCTTCTGCAAGAACTGTAAATACATTAAATTTTACAAACAGCGGTAATACAGACCGAACATTTTATGGGGATGTTAATTTAGGTTCTCAGGGGGCATTTACATTTGGTTCAGCCAATGCAGTATTTTCTGGAAGAACCACACAAAACATAACCCCCAATACTCGTTCATGGCTTGGTGGCATAACAGTAACCAATAGCACCGTTGTTTTACAAAATTCTTGGGTTTGTACAAGAACTGGTAACGGCGCACTAACAGTTACCAACGGTACATTTAATGCAAATACTTACAATGTAGATATTACTAATGGCGGAGTAGTAATTAGTGGTGCAGCCGCAAAAACAATAGCATTTGGTTCTGGCATTTGGACTTTGGGCGGCTCTGGCGCACAAGGCGGGTGGAACGTCAGTGGTGCTGTGCCGACAATTACTGGGACAACCACTATATCAATGACTTCGGCATCGGGAAAAGCGTTTGCCGGAGGTGGTGCATCTTATTCAGGCATAACCTTAAATCAAGGCGGTGCCGGTGCGTTAACCATTAGTGGTTCTAACACTTTTAACAACATCACCAACACCTACAGCGCAACCGGTGCAACCACAATAACATTCACGGCTGGCACTACAACCACCGTTTCTTCATTTACTGCTACAGGCGCATCTGGTGCTGTTCTTACACTTAATAGTTCTACCGCCGGTTCTTCTTACACGCTCGCACTTACTGGTGGTGGATACCTTACTGGCGTAGATTACCTAAACGTCCGCGATGCTATTGGCAGTCCAATCTCTGACACTTGGTATATTGGCGCAAATTCAACAATCAACACAACAGCGCCAAATAGTGGTTATGCAATGTTTACCACGCAACGTGCAACCAATGCCGTTGTGGTGCTTACTTCAACTTCGTCTACTTCGTGGACTGTTCCCGCTGATTGGAACAATTCTTCTAATACTATTCACATAATTGGTGGCGGTGGTGGTGGCGCTGGTGGCCGCGTTTCTGGAGCCAATCGAGCTGGTGGTGGTGGCGGTGGCGGTGCTGGTTACACAAAACTCACAAACCAGACTCTGAGTGGGTCAATCACTTATCAAGCGGGCGCTGGTGGTGGCGGTGGCACAGCTGGTGTTAATGGTACTGCTGGCAGCACAACGTCATGGAACTCTGGTGCATCTACTGCTACTGGTGGTGGTGGTGGACAAGCAACAACTACGCCTACGTCCACTGGAGGAACGGGTGGTGGTACTGGTGGTGGCGCTGGTGGTACTGGTGGCGCAGGGGCAACAAGCACAACTACGCAAGGAACTGGTGGCGGTGGCGGTGGTGGTGCAGCAGGCCCAAATGGTGCTGGCGCTAATGGTGGTATAGGTTTTGCAAATGCAACATCAGCAAATATTGCTGGTGGTGGCGGTGGTGGCAATGGTGGTGGTTCTGCAGGTGGTAATGCCTCTTCAGCTACTGGTGGTACTGGTGGTAATAACTCAGCAAGTGTCGGTGGTGGTACAACTGATACTGGAGGCGCTGTAGGTGGCGGCAGTGGTGGTTTAATATCTGGTGTAACTATATCTGGTGGCAATGGCGTAGATATATTGGGTGTTGGCTCTGGTGGTGGTGGAGGCGGCGGAGCAAACTCTGTAGGATTTTCTACTGGTGGCCTATATGGCGCTGGTGGTGGTGGTGGTGGAGTAAACGCAGCCGGAACAAACCGTGCAGGCTCTGCGGGTGCGCAAGGCGCAATCATCATTGTCTACACGCCTTCAACTGGAGGAATTGTTACTGGTGCATCCAACATTTCAACTTCTGCAGTTTTAACTTCTGCCGGATCAATTACATATAGTGCGTCATCTGTAATTTCTTGTTCTGCTGTACTTTCTTCAATAGGCAGTAATTTATTTGAAGGAATTGCATCGGTATTTTGCAATGCGACAACAAGTGCATCTGGAGCAATAACATTAATCGGCAATGCTGGAATATCTTGCACTGCCATCACGCAAATTACTGCAACACGCACTACGTTTGCAGATTCATCTATTTCATGTAGTGCAGTATTTACATCTTCTGGATTGTTAGAAAAGATTGGATATGCAGATATAAATGGTGTAGCAACAGCAACAGCCACAGCATCTTATTTAATTGGTGGTGCTGCATCTGTTGAATGCTTTGCAACTGTAATACCGCTAGGAAATACAACATTCTCTGCTAGCTCCACGCTTTCTGGATTTGCAACATTGACTCCTAACGGGAGAATTGTTGGTGATGAATGGTCTACAGTTAGTCCAGGTTCAAATAATTGGACAGATGTTGGCGCTGGAAGCAATACTTGGACAAATGTTGATGCTGGAAGCAATACATGGATAGATGTTAATGCTGGAAGTAATACTTGGACTAAAGTTCAATCAGGTGAAAACACATGGCTACAACAAGGCTAACATTTAACGAATGGACTCCAGATAAACCTGGTGTTGCTGGAAACATGACGGATGTAATGAACGTATATCCAGTTGGATCTGGTTACGCTCCATTCCCGAACAAGGTTACTTTTGGCAATGCAGCGTCTGAAACGCTTTCATCTGTATTTGCTGGAAGAACACTTGGTACATCAACACTCTTTGCTGCAAGTGCTTCAAAGATTTATAAATTCGATCCTTCAACTCTGAATTTTTCAGACGTATCAAAGGTTGGCGGATATACAAATGCACCATACGATGTAGTGCAATTTGGCAATGTTTTGCTTGCATCTAATAATGCTGAAAAAATCCAAGCATGGACTGTTGGTTCATCTACTGCTTGGGCAGATGTATCTGCTACAGCACCAATAGCAAAATATATTACTGTTGTGCGTGATTTTGCAGTAACTGGACACCAGTCTAACAATACAAATCGCGTTCAATGGAGTGATATTAACGACGAAACCAGTTGGACATCATCGTCTACAAGCCAAGCTGATTTTCAAGACATTCCAGATGGAGGAGATATTATTGGATTAACTGGTGGTGAATTTGGATTGATTTTTCTGCAAAACTCAATTCACCGCATGAGTTACGTTGGAAGCCCGCTTTTCTTCCAATTTGATAATATTTCTCGTGGTGTTGGATGTTTTGCTAATGGATCAATAGCACAATATAAGCAAGTTTCGTTTTTCTTAGGCGAAAATGGTTTTTATATGTGTGACGGTCAGAATGTCACTGCAATTGGTGCTGAAAAAGTAGACAGATGGTTCTTCAATAATGTCGATATTCAGTCAATTGATGAAATGAGTTCGCAGATTGACCCACAGAGAAAGGTTGTCATTTGGAACTTCAAAAACGTGTCTGCTGGCTATTACCAACTAATGTTCCACTGGGAATTATCTAGGTGGAGTTATAGCAACATCAACATTACCAGTATTGGTGGCGCACTAACGGCTGGCGTTACGCTTGAACAGTTGGATAACTACGGAACTGTAGATTCGATTGATGTTAGTTTTGACTCTCGACAATGGTCTGGTGGAAAGTTCTTTATTGCGGGTACATTTGGATCAAATGTCGTAAGCATTGACGGCAGCAACCTTTCTGCAAGCCTGGTTACTGGCGATCTGCAACTAGATGGATTAAATAGCGTTGTAACGCTTGCTAGACCTATTATTGATGGTGGTAGTGCTAACGTATCTGTCGCCAGCAGGGTATTGCTTAACGCAGACATTTCCTTCGGTACTTCAGTATCAGCAGACTCCGAGAATCGAGTGTCATTGCGTTCTGCCGGAAAGTATCATCAAATTAAGGTAGAGCCGTCTGGCAACTGGGTTACTGCTGTTGGAGTCGATGTAGACCTATCTGGACAAGGCACAAGATGACAACATTTCGCACTGTTCAACCAGGCACTACAGACGTTCGTACTACGCACGAAGTTATCCGTGGGATCATGGATGGTAAGACCAATAACACTGGCACTCTGACTCTTGCTACTGGCAATGCAACGACCACTACTCTCTATGATGAGCGTATTGGTTATGACAGCAAGATACTGTTCGTGCCGATGTCTAGTGCTGCCTACGATGATGATGCTCCTTATGGCGCATTCCAAGATGACACAGACCAGACAATCACATCGACTACGACTGCGTATGCGATGAAACTTGGCATTACTGATTACACAAACGGTGTGTATATATCAAATACATCAAGAATCAATGTTAGGAACGCTGGAGTTTATAACCTTCAGTGGTCTGGACAATTTGAAAGCTCTGATACTTCAATTCACGATGCAAGTATCTGGCTGAGTAAAAATGGAACAAACATTGCAGGTTCAACTGGTTTTATTTCAGTTCCTAATAAACATGGTGGTGTTAATGGAACGATTATTGCAGGTTGGAATTACTTTGTTGATTTAGCTGCTAATGACTATATTGAGATTATGTGGTCAGCAACCAATACTGCAATAAGCATTCAGTATTATCCAGCAGGAACAAGCCCAACTCGTCCTACAACTGCATCTGTCATTGCGACTATGCAATATGTTGCTACTGCTGCAACATCAAACATTTATGCAAGCGCATTGCAACAAGGTAGTGCAACAATTAGTCACTGGGCTAACAATACTGCTAATAAAACTTATGGCTATGTGGTGATCGGGTAATGGACGTCAAATACATCAACAAAGATGAATTGAGAAGCTGGTGGTCTTGGGTTCGTAAGGGTTTGGATAAGGTTCTAAAGAAAACTCCAGAATCATGGATTCCAGAAGATTTGTATTGCGATTGCTACGAAGGTCGCTCTATGCTATGGGTAGCGATGCAGTATAATTACCCAATTGGATTTTTTGTTCTTCAGCCTAGTCAAACAAACATCCACATTTGGGTTTCGTATCTTGAAAAGCCAAGCCTAAAGAATCTTCATGAAGGCTTTGCTCATATAAAGGGAATCGCCAAGAATGGCGGTTGTCAGACTGTAACCTTCTCATCATTTAGAAAAGGTTGGTCTAAACGCGCTAAGGAACTTGGATTCACGGAGCGCACTTGGATATGTGAGGTGTAACATGGGTGGTGGCGGCGGCGGAAAGAGTACAACCAGTCAAAGAATTGATCCTGCTTTGCGTCCGTATGTGACGTATGGACTCAATGAGGCGCAACGTCTTTACCAATCTCAGACTCCTGAGTTCTATTCTGGCAAAACCTATGTCGGCCCATCTGAGGCCACTACTAGCGCAATCCAGTCTGCTACCAATCGTGCGATGCAAGGCAATCCGCTTCTGCCTGCTGCACAACGCCAGCAGCAAGCAGTAATTGGTGGTGATTACCTGACAGCTGGTAATCCTTACTTCCAAGCTGCACTGCAACCTGCTGCTCAGGCATCCACTCAAGAGTATTACGATGCTCTTCAAGGATTGAGTTCACGCGCATCTAGGGCTGGTCGCTATGGCTCTAATGCCATGGGCCAACAAGAAGGTCGAGCCGAGACTGCTCTGGCTAACGCTTTGACCAATCAAGCAGGCAAACTGGCATTTGAAAACTATGCGGCTGAACGTGGTCGCCAAGAAGCGGCTGTTACTCAAGCCCCGACGCTTGCTGCTGCTGACTACTTTGATATTAACCAATTGCTCAAGGCTGGCACTCTTGGTGAGCAATATCAAGGCAAGGCACTTGAAGATGCTATGGCTCGCTTTGACTTTGAGCAGAACAAGCCTTACGCAAAACTCTCTACGTTCCTCTCAAGCGTTTATGGTGCTCCTCAAGGTTCTGTTACTAGCACTTCTGGTGGCAAGATTGTTTGTACTGCTATGTGCAAGGCATACGGTTTTGGTTCGTTCCGTCAAAAGATTTGGCTGGAACATTCCAAGAATATGCATCCTGCATTCCAGATCGGTTATCACGCCATCTTCCT